CCTTTCAAGTTTTTTTACACGCTCAACCCGCTGGTCAAGTGATTTGACACCGAGCATCGGCGTATATTCATTCGCACCCCAGGATGTCAGACTTGAACCTTCGTACAAAGTTATGTCAAGCAGTTCGTTAGCATCCTTGCCCTTTTTTTGGTTGCGGACGTTGAAACCGATGGAATGTTCTTTAACTAGGTCGGATTCGACCATCTTGAGAAAGTCAACGCCAAGGCTGTGCTTACCTATCTGAGATTCGTAGTAAAGGCCGTATTCATCCTCTTTCAGGACATTGATCTTGCCAAGGGGTTGCTTGGGGTCATGGTTCAACAGGTGCTTCACCCGACCCTTGGGAAACCATTCGTCTATGCTGCGCTTGAATGCACCCGGCCGGATGATGTCACCGTCCGCATCGACTATATTGAACGCAGAAAAGTAACCCGTCACGATGCCCTGCTTTATATCGACATCCTTGACATCCTGCTGCAGTCTCTTATATCCGTAAATCATTGATTCATCTTTGTTGTCAATCGCCTGCAATTTACTAATCGCCCAATTAATGCCCGCATCCCCGCCCCATGCGTCCCACATGATGCCGCCGCATCCTTCATCATACGGAACGTCTTTGTTCTGCTGATGTCTCTTAAATGACGCCATCCGTGCGATCGTGTCACGGCTTAGCGGTTCTCTATTCGCCAACTGCCTGGCGCGTGTCCATCCAACTGGTGTGCCGCAACTGCTGCCATTTTCTTCCTTGTACTTCAATGCCCGCTTTGCGTTATTCGTTGCCGCTTCGGGATAGTCGTCATATGTCTCTTCTTTCAATGCCTTACTGTCATCGTCATCGTCATGGTTGTCTTCATCTTCATCCATCGCAAGGTATGCCCGGTATGCACGGTTTGCCGCCGACTCGGTGGTGTACACACATTCGCCATCACCTATGCGCCATTTCCCATTACTGCATTTTCTTACTGGCATCAGACTAATCTTTTGGGTATCAGTTCACCGTTCTCGTCTCTCTTATACTCAAAGCCAAGAACGCACCTGCAATTTATGGTGAATGCTGCAGGTGCTTGTGCGTCTAATGGGTATTGCGCCACGGCCTGGATGCCCTTCGTGCGTCCGACCTGCGTGAATGCCGTGTCAAGTTCCTGCACGCTGCCATCAAGCATTGCATGATCGTACTCATCCTTTTCGCGGTATCTCCGTGTCCGGTTGTCAATGGCTGAAATCCATTCCTTAGTTACTTGGAACGGCTTTAGCTTGGCTGCCTCAAACGCTGCGATGTTGGCAGCCCGGTTCGATTCCGTACGGGTGATGGTTAATGCCCTTTCGGGTGATGCAACCTGTTCTGTGATTAACCTTGCAGTGTCAACGAATGTCAGCTGTTCAGTCTGCGACCGGGTTAGAATGTTCAGGATGCGGTCCTTTGTTGTTGTCTCCACGGCCGTCAGCAGGTCAAGGGCCTGGCGTGTCAGGATCTCGATCAGGTTCAGTATAAAATTTGCGTTGAAGAACGATACCTTTTCCGTCTTGGTCAGCTGTCGGTTCACTTCCTTGCCGAACTTCAACCCGACTTCCTTGTGCAACTGGTTTACAACTGTCAGCAATCTTTCATTTACTAGACCAAACGTGCGGAACGCTGATTCAAAGCCTACCCTTTCCGCTTCCTTGATGAACCTGTCGGCTTCGCCCTCAAGGGCCCTCAGCACCCTCGGCAGATACTTCTTCTCGTAGGCTCTTAATAGCCTCATCCAAGTCCCGTGATATTTCCTGCGGTCGTTGTATTTCACGTCTAATCCTCGCTTCGTATGCTTGCCTGGCTGCCGTCCTGAATCTGTATTCCGTCATGCACGTCCGCTCGGTCGGCAGCTTTGGGAATCGCATGTACACCAATTGGCGTATCTCGTCATCCTCCAACATTGCCCAGGTTTCCGGTCTCGGGTGTCAGGGTCATGCTAGCCTCCTCGATCGGTACAAGACCCTGCGTGACGTATGCCGTGTCGTAGGCCCCGCCCTTCGGTTCGTAGTTCATGGCTATGCGCTTTTCGTCATAGGTAAGCCAGTCGGCCGCACGCAAGCCGTTGACCATCTTTTCCATGTCACGCTGCAGTTCCGGCAGGGCCATGATGTCAAAGTCAATGAACACATTTTTGTCACCCATCCGAGGCACCAACCACCTGTTGAGCTCATCCCTTAGCTGTGCACACATCGGAACGATGGTATTGGTCACTAGGTCACGCAGTGCATTTTGATAGTTATTGTCGGCCATGTTGTCGGCGCTGAACAGTACCACCGGAAGACTGAACACCCGGCACCATTGCTCAAGACTGAACTTCATGGTGTCGATCAATGCCATTTCCGAACTGGTAAGGCCGAAGTTCAGGAACTCCCAAGGTGTCTGCAGCATGGCCACCTGTCCGTACCTGTCATTGTTGTTCACCCGGTCATGTAAGGCCCGCTGCATGTTGGCCGCTGTCTTTTCGTCCACAAACGGAATGGTTCCACCGACCACCTTCGGCACCAGTGCGCCCTTGGCGCCACCGTTCTGCATCAGTTTGGATGCCGCCTTTGCTGATTCAAGGCCCATCAGGTAGTTGTACCATGCGGCCTTGATGGGACTGACACCACGCAGATGGGTACGGTCCACTGCGTCGAAATTCGGGTTCCAACTCTTCCACTGCATCACATCCTCTTTCGCAAGTGGAATGTTGCCCGTGCCAGCAGACAGGTACCACCCTGACAGGCCGAACAGATCGTTCGGGTCCGCCACCAGGTCCATGTACTGCGATGGCATGATCAGCAGTTCCGTGAAAGTGCCGTTGTCAAGGTTGCCGTCATTGCCCCATATGAAACCTTCGCCCGTCAGGAACCGCATGCCGAACAACTGCTCGAAAAATTGGTCGGTCCCCTGATACCCGTTCGGTTGCCCAAGAATCTGCGCCGTGTTGCTGTCCTGGGCAATCATGTTTTCATCATACGCTGCTTTGCGCATGCGTATAGCTTGATCCAGTGCGCCCGGATGCCCTATGCCCTTAGTCAGTCGCTTATACCTCTCAAGGGCCATCTTGGCCCTTCCGCCCTGGTTGGTCTTGTACACATACCACGGAATGGATGCGGCCTTGCGCGCAAGGAAAGAGACGATGGAATATACATCCCCGTTGTCCTGGTACGCGTTTGTGTATTTCTGCGCATCAAATTGCGTCAGCAGTTGACCGTTATTGACGGGTATAAACGAGTAACTGGACACATTCGGGTCAAGACCCTTGGTACGTCCGAACAGCCTTTCAAGTATAGTCATATCACTCCCCACGTCACCCGTGGCGTTTTGGTTCTAGTAAAGATGGCATACCGCATGGCATCCAACAGGTGATCGTCAGCCTTTACAGGTTCCTTGTCTATCACCTTGCCGTTCATGTCGGTTTTCCACTTGTATTTTTTCAGTTCTTGCAACAGGTTGCCACTTTGTTGGGTGATGAACAAAGGTAAACTTTTCACCTTCATGATACCTGCCCACACATCCTTATCGGCCGGCTTGACATTTAGCCCCGATCGGTACAGTTCGTCGATGGTCTTTGGCTCGGCGGCATCGCAATAAATCTCGGCATACCTGTCGTGTATCAGTTCGGGCAGCATCTGCATCAGCTCCCCGGTATTGATGCCTGACTGGTACAGCAATTCATGCACGTACACACTTTCGTCCGACATTGTCACGCGAACAAGGGCGGTCGGGTTGCGGAAACCAAAGTCAAGGCCGTAGAATGTATCTCCGGACGGGACATCCATGCAAATGCGCCAATGGGTGTAAATCTGTTCCTGGCTTGCGCCCCTCTCGCCAAGGCCAAAGACCCTCCACATCATCGGGTCTGCCTGTGCATACCCCTCAATCACGCGCTTTTGGCTGTCAGGCAAAAACCTGTTGTCCTTGTAGGTGCTGTGAATCTTGACGGCGTCAGGACCGTCCGCAAGATGGTAACACCACACATCAAAGTCGGACGGGTTGAGGTCGGTAATGACCTTCGACCTGGTCCGCATGTCCAACTGGTCGAACAGGGCCTTGCTTAATAGGTTGGCTTCATTGCAGAACAGCACATCCCGACCGGGTCCCTTGGCACGGTCATGGTCCTCAAGGCCGAAGAACTCCACATAACTGCCCGATTCAGGAAAGGTGTAGATCTGATCGGTCTTGTTGTGCTGCTCTTCGTCGTACCATCCCCACCCCTCGAGAATGTCGAAGAAATCCCGCATAGCTCCACGCTTTAGGTGGGGAAGGGAATGGCTAACCACGCTAATCTTTAGCCTTGCATGGTGCATGGCGTGATATATCAGCGACTGCATGATGCCATAGGTCTTGCCCGACCTGGCACCACCTTCATGGCAGATGTACCGTGGACCGTTCGGATCCCCTAGCAACTTGATGTTGCGGATCACCGACCCGTTTACGTCAACTTGCTTGGTCGGTCGGGCCATTCAGTAGGATGTTCGCTTTGGCAACATTCACGTCAGCAGTGATTTTGCTCGTGGATAGTCTCGACAATTCATCATCATCGGCCAATAGCTTGTACTCTGCAATCTGCAAAGCAGGCACGTCACTTTCTGCCCACCGGCGGCGCATCCGCTTTTTTCGCTTGTTTTTGTGCCTGTACAGTTCGCTTTTTATGTCTTCCATCTGTTCCAAACCGTACTTATACGCTGTGGTCGGTGAAATCATCATGGAATCCCATAATTCGCCCCAGGTCACGATTTCTTCCTTGGCCATCACAGCTAAGGCAAGAGCTTTCAGTTCATCAACGTTATATCCTGACATGTTGCAAATTTACTCAACGATTTCATGCCGGTAATCCTGATCAGTCAGGTACCTGAGTAACTGCCCATCGTCCCCGTCGGGGATGTAGACCAGGACCCTGGTGCCGTGGGTCATGGCTTTAGCCAACCTGAAATTAACATCCGTGAACAGGTTATGCGCATGGTCATCCTTGACATAAAGCAAATCTTCCATCATTGACAGCAGATGCAGGACACTTGAATAGTGCTTTGGCGCATTAGGAGGCCCAAGGCAGGCCCCTGTCTGCATCAGTGTTAGGTGCATACGTTCCCTGAGGATTTTGGCCGCCACGGCCCTCGCGAGGGTGTACTTGCGTTCCCTGCACTTTGATTGCAACTGTTCAGTGGTCAACCCACTGGACGATGCGCAGATGTCGATGACGGTCCGGCGGTTCTCTAGCGTGTCATGGTACATCGGTTCGGTGCGTGTCTTTTTTGTCATATCTGTAGTTTGAGGGTTGGCCTTTTGATTTCACCGGTGTCCAGGTCCACCACCCACACCCTGGAACTTTCCCCGACGTGCGCCAGGGGTTGGTCTTTCAGGAGGCGGGTGATGCACTCCACCGCCAGGGAAGGGGTGACGGGTCCGTGGACCTTCACACCTTTAGTTGTGACTTCCAGGATCTGTAGGTGGTATCTTTCCATGTGGCATGTTTGCTGTGTCAAATTTGAGTAGTGCAGTAGTGCAATCAAAATTCGACATTCATCTATATATATATATTATTTTACTTTTTTACTCTCTTAT